AAATAATGTATTTCATTTCTTACCCTCGGCAGCCTTATTCATTTCAGCAGCTTGGTTATGTATATCGATAATCTCTTTAGGCACAGGACATTGTTCGATGTACTTGATAATTTCTTCTTTCTTTACAACTTCACGGTCGAGATACTGTGTGATGTACTCGGTCTTGCCTTTAATCACTTTAGTTTTTTCAACTATTTTTTGTTCAATGACTGTATTGATTTCCTGTGACTTCTGTTCAGCAACCGCAACTCGTGCTTCAGCTTCAGCAACCTTTGCTCGCCAAGCCATTTCGGTATCGTAGCCCCCACGCAGCCATACACCCAACACCAGTAATACAATACCAACTGGCTGTAGAATCTTTACATAGTTTCCGTAGAATGGAATCCACTTGCCTAACCAACCAGCAAGTACTCCAGTAACTCCAGCAGCAATAATGAGCCAATATAAACCGCTTAGTACAGCATCAGGTACTAGACCAATCATCCATGCTATCTGGCTCATTAGTGTACCCCGAATATATGCAGGGCGTGATTATAATGTTTAACGCGATCTTCTAGACCAATTGTACCACCGTTGATGCGTTTGGTCAATGTTAAGATATCACCTGCATCTGCCCACTGGTTTAGTTTGTTTTGTTCCCAGAAGAAACAGGCTGACTGAACTGCTCCTTCGAATGTCTGTAGATATTCGCTGGCTTCTTCAACTGGGATGTCCAATGATCCTGCAAAGAATGTATAGTTGTTCTTACCGGTTAACTGAATAAGACCACGACCGCAATAACGGAATCCGTCACCGCTGGCTTCGTCTCCATTGCCCATACGGTTAGCATAAACTCGGTTAGCAATCATTTCGCCTTTGCCTGCATATTGAGCAGCAATAGCATCATCAGGAAAATACTTGGGAAACACTCTGCGTAGACTAGCTGCCTTGTAGTTTAAGTTTTCTTTTAGGAAAACAAAGCCGCCGCTTTCGTGAGCGCACTGTGCTAGGAAAGCAGCCACACGTTGAGGAGTTGTGATTTCGTACTCGGGAAGTATTTCGTTAATTGCTTCAAACCATTGATCCACATAAGGATTCTTTGGAATCATTTCTTTCAGTTGTTCTTTTGTAAAGTTAAATGTAAAGCTCATTGTTCAATCCTTTGTAATAGCATTGCTTGACCGTTGTTGTCAAACATAAATTTGTCGCCTACCTTGTTGATATTGTAGTCGCCTAGTACTTTAGTTAGCCAAAATACTTCACTAGTAGAAGCATCATCCATTATGATAGCGTCTACTACTCCTTCTAGGATAGAATCAGTAGCAGCTTCTTTTACCATACGCAGTTTGATCTGTTTGTTAAAAGGTTTGTGTATTGTGATAACATCACCGTCTAATGTTAGATCGTCCATTAGAGTTTTGCTGAAGAAACGTTTAATTCCTTCTGTTTGTAATTTATTTAGATTGCGATCGTATTCATTCGGAGTAGGAGGAACAATGCGATCCAATGATTCTTGAGTCATATCAAATTCATCAGACATCTTGTGATATTTAAATTTCCAGTTATCTATTCCTGTAAGTTTCTTAACTCCATAGGTAATTTCTTCAATTTGCTTAGAAATTTGGGGAGTACGATTCAGTTCAACAAATACAAAATATTCACCCTTGGCGTTTTCTCCAGAGCTAACATCTGAATCTAGCACAAACTCAAATCCTTTTTCTATAAATTCCATGACATCCTTAGCAGGATTTCGATCTTTGACTTTGAAAGTGATTACGCAAACATCTCGATCTTCACCCATTTTAGATCTGTGACTGTCAATCTCAAATAATGGATAGATCATTTCTTGTAGATCTAACGATCTCAATCCTTCGTTAAGCTGCTGGTTGTTCTGCATTTGCCATATCCTGTACTTGTGCTTCTGCTGCATCGGCCTGAATGTTAACAGCGCCTTGTTGATTTAGAATATCTTCAACTTTGTTTTTATCTAAATTACGGTATCCGCGATTGATATCATTCATTAATTTTTTAGGCATAGTGATTTTGACCATCCATATATCTTCTTGATCAATTTTACCTTTCTTTGTCCCGGGTCTAATATCATCTGGCTTTTTAATTTTTCTAACTTTGGCCAGTTTAGTTTCTGCAAACTGCACTTTACAGCCGTAGTCTAATAGTCGTTTGCCACCTTGTGGTTCGGGCATTTGTTCTTTGGGCCACATGAATGTACACTGTACCCAGTATCTACTTTCAATAGGACCTTGGACCAGTTCGCCGTCTATCCAATTATCGTAGACGTAGGTGTCTAATTCATCGATAACTCTTTCAAAATCTTTTAAAAGATTAAGACTATTGTTAGATCCGTATACGTTTTCTATATTAGCTATAATGTCTTTGATGTCGGCCATAGTATCTCCCATTGTATTTATTCCAGTAGTTTCTTTAACACAACTTATAACTTTTAGAACTTGTTGTTAAATACTGTTGTGTTCGGCCACGGACACCAACGGTTTGAGGTCCGTGCCTAACATTTAACAGGAGGGCTAACCTTATATGAAGAGAAAAAAAGCAGCACCGCTGAAAACAGCTAATGCTCATCATTACCAAGCGTCTAACGTCATTAACCTAGTAGATAATACATCTTACAAAAAACGTCCTAGAGTTCAAATATATCCCAAAAATCTCAGTCAAGAAGACTACCTGTTGAAGCTAAACGATCCAAATAAAATGATTGTGTTTGCTACAGGTCCTGCAGGCACGGGTAAAACCATGTTGGCTGTGCAATGGGCTATTGATCAACTCAAATACGGAGATGCTACCAAGATAATAATTACAAGACCAGCTGTGTCAGTAGATGAAGACCACGGATTTTTACCTGGGGATCTAAATGAAAAAATGGCTCCTTGGACAAGACCAATTATGGATGTAGTAGCTGAAAATTACAATTCCAAAGAAATTGAACATATGGTAGCGGAAGGAATCATTGAGACCAGTCCTCTAGCATATATGAGAGGTCGGACTTTTAAAAATTCAGTAATTATAGCAGACGAAATGCAGAACGCTACGCCTAGTCAAATGAAAATGCTGCTTACTAGGCTGGGTATCGGATCTAAGATGGTAGTCACTGGAGATTTGCAACAAGCAGACCGTCCGTCAAACAACGGGCTTCTCGAGTTCCTAGGGTTGTATAACAACTTTGCAAATCACAGGTATGTAGATCTTTGCAAATTTACTGCAGGAGACATTGAACGCCACGAGGCAGTAAAGGAGATATTAACAATATATGGTGATGATTAATCTTTAGGGAGATGGGGGGTCAGTTGATCCCCCAATACTCTTTTATACATTTCTAACATATCATCAAATGTAGCTTCTCTGTTGAGACTGTTTACAACACATTTCTTTTCTTTAAAGTCTAGGATAACCTTGGCACTTTGAATGTGCTTGGTTCTAATATTGTTTTTAAACTCTGTTAATTCATCCCATTTGCCATTGGGCTTTTTAACATAAGTTACAATCATATATCTGTTGTTCATTCTATTTCCATCCAGGTGTGGTCACCCATATACTTTACTTGGGCCTTATACTCGTAATCTTCCGGCGAACTACTAGACCAATCGTTGGGTCCGTTCTGTGTTAACAATGTATGTTGCTTTCTTTTGTCCCATACTAGCCAATATATATTTCCCATAACAGGTTGGAATTGATAAACTGCTGCATGAACAGAATCTGTAATTTCCAATCTACGTTTGATAGCCTGAGCCTGTTTTTCCAACACACTAACCAACTCCATGATGCGATCATATTCTTGCTGGGCATATATCCTAGCATGATTGATCATTAGATCCTTTTGCTTGGTAACGGGTACTAGATCAAATTTAACTCCACCCGCTTCTGTAGGATACTCTGATACATTCCTATTAAAAAAAGGTATCAGAGAACCAGTTGATGTAGAATCGTAGCTGATCCTTCCCTTGGCTGAGTTTGGCGTATTGTCTTCAGGCATTAATTCTAGCAAGTTTAATTAATACCGCGGCTAGATTTATCTCTGGATCAACAACCATAGAGTGATCAACCAGTCCTTGTTTCAGTGTAAGTATGGCTTGATATTGTTCTTGGTCACCCCCGAAGATCTCAATATTGTCATATAGCCATCTATAAACTTCTTCAATTTCATCTGCTCGAAGTTTTGAACATAACAGTTTACGAGCATCGTGTATCTTTCCAGCTCGAAATAATGTTACCATTTCAAACTTCCACTCCAAGGTTCCTGCATCCTCTTTGGTAGGCGGATGCAGTTTTTGATCTGTTACGTGTTGTTGTAGTAGGTTGAGACATTTTCTAAGATCAGGATAAGCAGTACTAACATATAGATCCAGTGTTTCAAGATCAAACTCAACTGATTCTTCTACTAGAACAGTGGCTGCTCTTGCTGTGTATTCTGTAATATCAAGTTTTGTAAAATGAAATTGCTGGCATCGACTATGCAGTGCAGGCATTATTTTATTTGGACTATTACAGGTTAGAATAAATCGAGCGAACGAACTGTACTCTTCAATGATGCCTTTTAGCGAATCTTGCGCATTGGGACTCAGGCGATCTGCCTCGTCAAGTAGCACAACTTTAAACGGACCCCAGGCAATAGTAGAAATAAAAGGTACAATTTTATCTCTAATAAAATCAATTCCAGTTTCTCTACTGGCGTTTACTTCTAAGACATCTGCATCTTCAATACCAATTTCGTTCACCAGCATCTTGGCCATAGTGGTTTTTCCAATGCCTGGAGGCCCGCTCAATAGCAGATGCGGAACGCTTTTGTCTTTGATCCAGGTTAGCACCTGTCTACGCTGCGCTTCATCTCGCCATACATAACCGTCAATGGTTTTAGGACGATATTTTTCTACCCATAATTCTTTCATACAATTCTTCCTGTTCCTAACCAGATCAATTGATCTAATTCTTGTTGATAATCTTTATTCATTCTACGTTTTTCGTAGATGGCTTGCAGTATTTCTTTACCGTCGCCGTAGTCAGTAGCACCTGCTCCACGACTTTCTAGTTCTTCGATTAAGTCATCTGTGTCAAACTCTAACAGATCAACGTCAACTTCAACGCTGGTGTAAATTGTTTTGTACATTATACCATATCCTTTTATGTTATTATAGAGGAAAAGAAAGGGTCTGTCTAGACCCTTTGAGTTATTTGCTCACAAACGGAGCCAACTCCGGAGGCACCCACCCTATGGGTTTCAATACCTTACCGTCTTCACGCTTACGAACTTTACCAGTTTCGTTGTCAATCTTGGCAAAGTTTGTTTTCATAACTTCTTTCCACGCACCTTCAGCATCTGCACCCATTGAATGAATAGCGCCAATAGTCACAACCAAAATGTCTATCAAGGCATCTAATTGTTCTACTGGATCTTCTGCTAGAGTAGCTTCCAATAATTCTTGATGCTCTTCGTCAATGAGTTTAATATACATTGCGTATTGCTGCTCATCAAACTTGTCGACGCTTTGATCACAGGCTCGCATAAACTTCTCTTGGTCTCTAAAAGGATTAGTCATTTTTTCTCCTATGTTTTTTGTTAATTGTTTCTACTCTATCTAACAGTTCAAAGTCTACATTCTTATCAATGGCTTCCATTATTATAGCAGCAACATCTTTAGGAAAGCATCCGCCACCCCAACCGTATTGTGCATCCGGTCCAGGAACATTCATATGTGTATTACCAATTCGATTATCTGCTTTTGACAGATACTTTAAATCGTCCCAAGCAACTCCTTCTGCGTCTGCTAACATTTTAAAATCATTCATAAATGTTACCTTAGTTGCTAGATAGGTGTTCATCATATACTTGTACAGTGAAGCAGTTTTTATATCTACTATAGTAAACTGGTCATGCACTAATGGAACACCTTGATGAATTGCTGCTCTAGCTTTAACACACCAGTCGTAGCCGCCACCAAGCACAAAGTAGTTTGAGTTAGCATAGTCTGAAACATTATTGGCCGCAGTTAAAAACTCCGGACAGTAGACTAAGTTGGGATATTGTTCCTGTAGACGAGCATAGACACTGGGCGGAGCAGTAACCTTGCTAATAACAGGAATTTGTTTATTGATGTTTACAAACAACAATTCTTTTAGAGTGTCTTCTAGAATAGTTGTGTCGCAATGACCGTCCTCAGTTGACGGACTTGGAACGCAGATAAAAATAGCATCACATTCTACAAATTGATCTAGAGATGCAGAATCTACTAATTTTGGATCTCTAATAACGAGTTCGGCTTTGTGTTGGTAAGACCATCCAATGGCCTGGCCCACAAAGCCAAACCCTATAATACCTATACGCATAACAAATCCTATTGTTTAAGTATTTTAATTATACGCTTTTGTTCCTGTTCTTTCAACCAGTTGTCTTCCATTGAGCCGAAGTTTGGCGAAATTTTTATAGCTTCGTTTATCAACTGTTGAATGATTAGCAGATCCTGTTTGCAGCCCCAGGCAGTAAATCCGTCGTTGTGAGGACTGCTACATTCTCTAGACAGAGTATGAATTTGAGATGTAATGTTACCTACATCCCAAGATTTTTTAAAACCCATTATACAATTTTAGATAAGTTACCGGGCATAAAGTCATCAGGAGAAATAGTCATACTGCTGCCGTTGCTGAATTCTTTACCAATATAAAAATCATTGGGTCTTTCATCGGCCACTGCCATGATAGATTTGATTTCTACCTTCTGAAAGTCCTTGACACCTTCTCCATCGTCGATGTTGATTTTTCTAGTCCAACGACCGTGTTCGATTAATACCCACTGTCCAACTTTGACATCTATATCTACTTCACTACCAACTTTATAAACTTTTGCCCAACGAGGTTTTACTCCGTGAGCTTTGCCGTTGTCACTTTGAATGACAATGCCGCTGGATGTGGTCATGTCGCCCATGTCCATATCAACAACTAATATGTCCTTAGACAGGGCTCGAACTTTGATTTTTTTAGGTGCGAATGCAAATGACATAGATTTCTTTTATTTTTTATTACCGGTGACACCAACTGTGTCTACTGAGCGTGGATTGTTTTGATAGTAGTCTGCTAGAATTTGTTCTCTAGTTTTAATAATCTTACCACCTGCTCCTAGTTCGTCACCACGAGCATTGACTCTCATATTACCCACTGCTGGAGTATTTTCATTACGTAGGCTAAGTTTTTCAAAATCAACTTCACGACCTCTCATTGTACGATATGCTTTAACCATTATTTTTCTCCTTTAAAAAATTCTTCTATTGGTAGATTGTATTTAACACTGTCTATCTTGTGTACACCTATGATGTGAAGCACATAACTGGCCACACTTGATCCTCGCCCAACACCCCAAACTACATTATTAGTTCTAAGTGTGTCTACAATATATTTCATGGTCTTGAGCATCAAAATCATATTGTGTTTTTTATATAGATCCAGTTCCTGTATGATTCTTGGGTGATTTGATTTGGGACTATTTTCCAAAAGAAATGTTTCTATGTCCATCTCTTGATATGTTCTAGGAATAAACCAATTGTTGGGATCTATTGAGTCTGTGGGAATTGGATAGTCTAGGTGTTCAGCAACAACGGTGTCAACGTATTTTGACAGATCTGCAGAACTTTGACACAGGTCAAGCATAGCCGGTCCGTGTCGGAGTACGCCTTTTACAAGTTCTTCTTGAGTATTATCTTCAGTCCACATTTATAAGTTGATTCAAATCTGTATCGTAAGTACCTTGAGTCTTAGCTAACATTCTCTTTGATAGCTCCTCTTTATATATTGTAACAAACGTAGACAGTTGTGTCAACATCTCATTTTTGCCCATTCTAGCGGCCAAAAAATATTTTCTAGTCAATTCTTGAAGTTTTAATTCAACTTCACTGTCTTTGAGTAGACTGAGATCTTCCTCTAGGGGATGAAACATTAGGTGAACACTCCTACATAGTTTAGAAATATTGTTGCTGATTTGTATCTCCAAACTTCTAAAATGACTGGATTAGTAGCTGATGTTAATGTAAGTGTGCCTAATGAAATTAATGCTGCATTTTTCTTATAGACCAATCCACCGATGCTTTTAAAAGTGATTGTTTTAGAAGATCCGTCGCTGTACAATTCCAATGTGACTTTGCCAACACCTGGTGGAGTTTCGTTTTCCGGAAATTCGAGAAAGTTTATTTCTACATTGGAACCACTAGTACCAAATTTATAAATTTGATATGCACCATTGGTATAGTTTACATCCAATGTTGCTGCATTATAATTTTCACCATCGAATAGCCTATCTCTATTGCCTTGCAAAACAGCATTGGATATGATATTTTGATTGAAATCGTTACTTTGATTTAATCTAGCTGCGCCAGTGGCAGAATTTTGGAAAATTTCCAATTCCTCTTTGGCATAGCGTAGGCTAGTTTTAATGGTGTCAAAGTTGTCTCTGAACACCTGTGTGTCGTTATCTTGCCCTGCTACAGGAAAGTTTTCGTTTATACTGACGTAATTGATATTGCTCACGGTAATTTTTCTCCACGTTGCGGAAATGCTAGATATTTATTCTCAATGACACCGTCCAGCACATCAATCAGATATCTATCTGCGGTGAAATTTATTGATTTGAAATCAAAGTTGGCCTGCTTTATTCTAGAAATTATCTTGGCTCCTGATCCAGGTTTACTGTAACAAAGAACTAGAGCTTTGACGTATCCGGCTTCCACAAACGCTTGATTTTGTATACTTCTCATCCATAGTGGAAGGAATGTGCGGTCTCTTTCTCCTAGAGTTTTTATACGACTTCGCATATTTTTAAAACTGTTGGGAAATACTCTTTGATGATCACTGTCGCTGATCAAAGGAATATTGCTGTCGATCTTTATGGTGTCATAACTTACAAGCACCTTGCTGTTGATGTTGTCGGAAAGCTCTACTGTTTGACTGATGCTTTTGCCATTTTTTTCAAATTCGTCCACAACTTCTACATAAACTGCTTCATACAAAGTTTCTTGTGTAAGAGGATCTTTGGCTTCCGCATACTGTAGATCACCAAATCGTATCTGTTTACGATAGTGATTTCGACTCATGGCCTGTACATAATTCACAGCTTCAACACTTTCAATTCCAGCAAACACCAGTATTTTTAATTCTGTTTGGATACTAAAATTGATATCACCGGGTCTATATAAATCATCGGATCTAAATATATTGTTATCGGTAATAAAATTAAACCAATTTAATCTTTTTTCCTTGGTCTGAAATGCTTTGAGATATAAGTTGGCAAAGGTTTTTGTGTTGTCTGCCACCACCAGCATTGTGAATGCTTTCACTGACTCTGCAAAATTTGCAGAATCTTTGGCCACAATTTCAAATTTAAAAGTTTTGTCAAAGCTGGTGTTGTTGTCAAATGCTGGAGTATAGTCTCTAGACAATGTAGAACTATCTTCACCGGGATTCAAACTGTCAGTTCTTTCGTAAAATCTAGTGAGTCCAGGGCCGTTTTCGTCACCAAATTGTTTTACCTTGCCTATTATTATACCTGTAGACTGAAAGTCTAGTCCAGGCGGCAATGTGCCTGAGGCAATTTCATAGATTACTCTGCCACCGTATCTCAAACTCCTAGCTTCCACAAACTTCTGACTGGGTTGATTGGGAACTATGGTTCCTAGATCACCGTCGGATATCCACTCTATACTGCTTTCAATTTCACCAATGATGTCTATACTGAATATTTTTTCAACAGTTGAAACACCCTTGGTCCAATATATGCTGTCCAATGCATCTGGAAATTGATTTCTACTGGCCTGCACAGCTATGTAGATAAAATCTCCATACCTTACGGCCTGTCCTATGGTATAGTTGAAAGTAGAACTCCAACTGCCCAGCAACACTGTGTAGACCAACGAGGACAGAGTAGCAGGATAATTAATGGCCTGTACGGTAAATTGATACGTTTTGGTTACAGCACTTTGATAAGGCACCCGACCAGCTATTTCACCAGTGATAGAATCAATCACCATGCCCGGAGGCAGTTCACTCACAGTTTCCGGTATGATCACAGTCCAGTCATCGGGATCATTGGTTCTAATATTTGATACTGGAAAGTACACAGTTTCTGAACTAAGTTCCCATCGGCCAGTGGTAATTATTTCACCGGTATCTTTGTATCTGTAGGTACCACCGTTGGTAGGCAAAAATATATATGTAATAGTGCCGGCAAGTGAAGGAGGATCATAAACATCTAGATAAACTGTGATGTAGTTATTGGCTCTTCGTCTACCTAGATTGCTTTCGGTGATCCATATTGGTTTACGATCACCTGTGGCATCCGCTCTGAACAGATTGGTATCGATCTGTAGTATACTGTTGTCTGCCTGCAAGAATTCTTCAGTGACTACCCAAATCCTAAACAATCTTCTTATTTCGTTCTCACCGTCTGATACCGCAACAATAAACGTGTAGAATCTACTTAGGCGTCTAGGAGTTTGACTGGCTTCGGTGTAACCATAGGTGACATTGTCATAGAGATAGGAATCAAATCCGTTGCTTTTGGCCTCTGCTACATCCAGTGCTGTGATATCAAATGCTTCAGTATCATAACCTCCCGGTCCTGCGACGTCAAGAGCAAACACCGGATCAGTAAATCCAAATAGTCTTCCTTGACGTGTTAGTGTTAGACCAGGAGGTAATTCTCCACCTGACGGCACAAGATAGTATTCAAGTACATCTCCGATGCTTTCATCTGTGTCTTCTGCTTCAAGTTGAAAATCCACAAAGGCATTATCAAGAACAAAATAATTTTCACCTGAACCTACATTCAAGAACCCTTCTTTGGTCAACCAAGCTGGTTCATCGGAACCGTCAACATCGATACTGAAAGTTCGATCTTCAATGTCTTCTCCGTCGTCTGCACGAATTACGAATCTGCTGACTGTGTATTTTTCTACTTCTGTAGGACTGCCCTTGATAAACACCGTGCCCTGAGAACTATCTGTGGCAACCACTGTGTCTAGTCTTAGCCCTCTAGGCAATGAGCCTGCCAGCAAGGTAAATGTAATAGGACCAACATCGGATGTTGCTTCTAGAGGAATATCTAGAATAATCCTTTCGGTTACTATGCTTATTCTGCCAGCTGGAGTAATCCAAGTAATCATTGGTTGTCCTTATACCAATGTGCCAAGATCTATGTTAAATGGTCCAGGAGTAGGGCAAGTGCCAAAGTCCACATTGGCAGCAGCTGATAGCACCTGCAGAGCTGTAGTATATTGATTGCCAATAGGGCCAAAATCAAAACCTAATAGCAATGCATTTAGATCCAAGTTGGTATCAACAGTGATATATGGAGTAGATCCAGTGACTGTGATATTGCTGCCACCTTGGATGGCAATATTGGTATTATCTCCTGCCTGTACTATTCCTGCATTAGTGGTAATGCTGGTAAAAGCGTCCGGCTGTGTGGAACGAATTTCAATACTGTTGTCGTATTCTGTGACAACAATTTTTGTACCAGATACCAAATTTCTAAATTTTAATATGCTGCCTGTTTTTTCTTTAAAAACTTTAGCGCCTAATTCTTGAGTATTTGCAGCAGTTAAATCAAAGGTGGTTAATAGTTCTGCAAAGTTGGCATTGACTTTTTCAAAGGCCGTGCGTAGATCATCGCCTAGTCCGTCGTTTACTTGATTACCGATATTGATTGTTTGTATGGCCATATTTCGCTCTCTTTAGTATATTTACCGTTTATCAGTATCCAAACCTTGTGTGGCTAATAACTCTAGTATCTGACCTTGCACTGCGGGATCTTTGATACCCTGATCTACACATTTAGCCCAGGCAAAGTTGGTTAACCAAGTGCCCATATATAAATCATCTACTGCACACCAGTGGGTAATCTCAGGATGCTGATCTAGCCAAGCTGTGATTTCACCAGCCCGCTGTTCGTGATATGTGGCTGCTCCGGGCAACCACGCAGTATAGGCCAAGGGCATTTTTTCTATGCCCTGTTCCTGATAAAATTCACACATTCCACTCAGGGTGGTTTCTCGTTTCCAATCACTAGAGATCACTATCTCAGCACCTGTTCGCTGTATGATATCATTCAACACAGCTACCGCATCAGGATCAAAGTCGCTGAAAAAAGTTATACCCGTGTCAGCAAATTCATCTGATGTGGGCATACTGAACTCAGTTCTTGTAACAGGCTTGGGACTCAAACACAGTACACCGTAGTGATCCAAGAATAACACTTTCATACGCTCTCAGTTTCTTTCTCAACTTCTAATGACAGCAACCATTGGATATGAGTTTCAATCTCCTCAATGCTTTGTGTTTGTTCAGCCAATCTAAATCCTTTGTATAATCTTTCTTCAACATTTGGATAATCATCTGCGGTGCGTAGTGTTCTGCTGTCCTTGACAAACTTCATATCTGTGATAGGATATACATTATTATAACGCATACTGGTTAGAATTGAATTGGCAAATAGATTCATATGATAGTCTGTCATCACATTATAGAACTCAACCTCACCCACAATCCATTCTTTGCTGATCAGCGTGATTTCTTCACCTTGGTCATTGAATGTGGTTGTTCCTATTGGAGTCTCTGGCATTGAGCCGTATGTGAACTTGCCAGCTTCTTTATTGAAAATTCTATGTGCTTTTGGTGAATCACCAACAATTTGCAATTCGCTGTGATCACTGAATGTTAGTAAGCAAGACACCACTGCGGTCTGTGTTTTCTTGATCCATATAGGTTTGGCCGATGCAAACTCTCCAAGATCAAAGTCCCAGACCAGAATGTCGTCATTGTATGTGATATTCTCCACAGCCACCCTTGACATATCCGCCATGGTAATCAAGGTGCCTCTTACCAAGCAAGGATTTGTTCCTTCACCTGCTATTGGTGCACCATAACCAGTGCCTGATGCATTTGTGGCAAACGGAGTGAATATATAAGTGTCGCCGGGGGTGGTGTAGGTTGCAACGGCCACAATATCAAATGATCCTGTGCCTGGAGATCCAGACAGGGTAATTCGGCTGTTGGCTGGAACAGACACTCCTATCACAGTAACACCAACAGCGGTCACTTCTGTGCCGCTGGCCACAGTGAATTGCACCTTGGCGTGGGCCGCACCATCAACCCCAACGGCTCCAGTGGTAACCACAGTGGGTATACTAGTGCCACCGCCTAATACACTTGCACCTGTGCTGTCAACAATATCACCACCTACTGGCAGTGTCAGTTCACCATCTGCACCAAATCGCCAATTAAATGTACTGCTGTCCGGAGTGTCTATGGTGATGTCAATGTTGGTAGAGGATTTAATACCACCGTCATTGGGTAATGTTAAAGTACCATCGAGGCCAAAGGCCCATTGTTTATCAGTTACTTCTACTACGATACCTCCATCACTGGAGATGCTGAAAGCCTGCAACGCTTGTATGCGGCAGTTATTACCGCCAAACCATATTGGACCACCATCTGGCAGTGTTAGATCACCATCGGGGCCAAAGGTCCAACTGTGTTCTGGAACTGGACCAACATCACCTGTAATGATTTGCACAGTGCCTGTACTGGGCGCAAACAAACTGTTGACTATTACAGTCGCAACAGCCGTTGCGTTTTCGGCATCGTTTATCCATTGTAAAGCGGCAGCACCACTTGTGCCTTGTGATAAAATGCCTACTGTGGTATTAACACTTCCCTGGATGCCTTCAGCACCTTCGAGGTATCCCATGGTCATGCCACTTGGGAATGTTAAGTTGCCATCCTCACCAAACTGCCAACGGTGCAGAGTTGAGTCTGACAGGTTGATGTCAATGTTGATGGCACCTTCGCTACGGATATCGCCTGGTAGTTCTAGACCACCGTCGCCTTGAAACTTCCAATCATGGCTAACTGTCGACATGCTATCTGTACGATCAAATGATCTAATGGTTAGGCCACTGCGATATTCATCCTGCCAGTTTAGTTTAATCTGTGCTCGTTCGTCACTGTCACCTTCACCATCTGGATCACCACTGTAGGCTCGAATAAGTTGTGTGGTATCGTCGTCAACCTCTACATTGATCCAACGCATTGAAGTTGTGCCATCGCCGCAGTCTTGTACAAATCTACCACCATTTGTACCAGTGACAATATCATCTGGTGCTGTTAGTATACCAGTCTGTCCAAAGTTCCAAGTATAGCTACTGCTATCTTCACTGTTGACTGTGATGTTGATGTCATTGTTACTGGTTAGACTATCGCCTGTGCCACCACCCAATACTGAGTTGCCTTCACTGTCCTTGATGTCACCACCTGTGGGCAGAGTTAGATCTCCAGCACCGTCGAACTGCCAAACTCGCTCGTTATCACCTTGATTGGTGAGGATTCGTACTGGGGCAGCATAATTTCCACCGTTCTCTGTGTAAGCACGAACAGTTAGGCCATCTTCGTCTTGTCTAATCCTACTGTTAACACCGCCAGCAACCGCGCCGTAGTCCCATACGATACCTCTATTAACACCGCCAGTTTCGCCGCTGAATGTTGCATTACCTGTTGCGGAAAGTGTAAAGGTTTCTGTGCCGTTGACTAAACTGGAACCACCTCCGCCACCTAGTACACTAGTGCCTGTGCTGTTCTTGATATCTCCACCTGCTGGCAATATTAGATCACCATCTTCTCCAAACTGCCATCTACGCAGTGTTGAGTCTGTGAGGTTGATGTCAATGTTGATGTTGCCTTCACTGCGGATATTACCACCACCACTCGGAAATGTCAAAGCACCAGGCAATGTTAGACTACCGTTATTGTCAAATGACCAAGTATGATCACTGAAATCACTAGGATTTCTTACCTTTATAGCAACTCCTGATCCCCAGGTTGAAAGACTAAGGTCCTCGCCTGCAAAAATCTCTGCAATGTTTGGCAGTGATAATTTCGAAGAGTATACAGCCTCTTCGCCCTCCCCAGTTATAATTTCTTCAAACTGGTATTGACTTTGACTTCCAGTGTGTAGTGAACCATTAAAATATATACTACCTGTTGATAATGAACCAGTGGCTGGCAGTGTTAATGAACCGTCTGAGCCGAGGCTAACTGTGTTGGCACCGTTGACCAATCTATCAAAGCTGGTAGGTATAGTGGGCTTGTTGGTCAAGTCTGTGTAACTTATAGTGCCAACAATGCCTGCGGACTGCACTATCCATTTAACACCGTCCCAGGTGTAGGTTATGCCGTTGTCGCCAGTGTATTGTGTTGCATTTGCCACTAGCCCTGAGTTTGGAAAATTTAATATTGCCATTGTGTGTTCTCTTTAGGATATTTACCGTTTTATGGGTATCCAAATCTTGCTTTGTATGTGGTATACAGCGACTGAACATTGGACAGCGTTAATACACCATTATAGACTTTGATAAATCCTATATCAGCTGTTTGTACTTCACTGCCTGATGAACGACTGAACAATCGCAACTGATTGAAACCACCACCACCAGCATTGGTGCCGGTGAACAATGTGCCAGTTGGCGAGGAACTGGTTGCAGAATATAGTTGTCCTAGACCTGTTGAAGTGTTCCAAGTAGCAAAATCAAGATGCCAGAAGAGATCAGCACCCGATGACGGCAGGTTAACTGCAAAGTTAGGATAGAATGTTTGGTCGTGGCCGTTGTACAGACCCATGAGCCAGTCTTTGCTGGCTTCGCTTTGTGTGTTCAATAATCTACCATCAGCAGTTGCTATGCGTTTGTAGGCCATGAACACTGTGTAACTTTGTCCGGTGACATAGTTAGGACCACCATAGATAACATCAGTGCCCACGTTGTTGCTTTTTCTAAATACCCCACCGTTGGCAGATTGCCAAGAAATACTGCCGCCAGCATTGGCCACCGATAGTGTGTAAGTTCCTGTAGCATCCGAGGTGCCGTTCACAGGCACAGCAGAATAGTTGGCTGCGTCTAAATCGTATACCAAAGTTGGCAGTGAGCTTCCGCCATAACTGGTCATTAATGCTGTTACGCCTGTCATATTATGTTAGTCCTGTTCCGTTAATGTACCAGGTAGTGGCAGCTACCTTGACTGCTGTGGCCATACCGTTGGCCGCCAGTGTTCTTGTGCCAGTGCTGGTGCCACCCGCCAATCTCAGTGTGTCTGAGGTAATAGCAATAGTCACTGTGGTAGCACTTGGTCCAGCAATGAATGTAAGAGTGGTTCCTATTGGATAGGCCACTGATGCGGCTGCTGGAATGGTTATGGTCTGGCCTGTGGTTGTTACATAAATGTGTTCGCCAGCATCTGCTATGGTCAATGTGGCAGTGGTTGAAACTGCGCTTGCCGGGATACCTAGATAACCAGCACTTCTGGCTGTGCTGGCAGTGGTAGCTTCTGCTAGGGTGTTGATCACCACACCACCAGTGCCATTGCATTCTATTTCAAGATTGGCGTTTGTGACCGTTGTGCTGATTCTATTGCCCACAACAGTGATCTGATCCGTGTTGAATGTTTCAGCAGTGACACTATTACTGTATGAAACTTCTTTGGTACTGTCGTTGTATTGCAATACTCCACTGGTAGCACTGATATTCCTAATTGGTGCCACTTTGAATGTATTAGGTATAGATTGATTCAACACACTGCCAGTGGCATTTAGAACGATTGAGTTAGCGGCTTGACCATTGTAGCCGGCAGCATAACCAATGGCCACAGAATTGACACCTTGTTCACCGCCGCCAGCATAGTAACCAATAGCCACTGCGCCAGCACCTTGACCGGTATTACCAGCACTTACACCAATGGCCACTGTGTTAGCACCTTGAAGGCTGAGGCCAGCTGCATTGCCGATGGCTACAGCATCAACACTTTGTGAAGTTTCACCAGCACTTACACCAATGGCCACTGCATTTTGTCCCTGACTAATAAGTCCAGCAGTGGTGCCAATGGCTACTGAGTAGGCACCTTGAGTAGTTTGACCAGCAGCATTACCGACAGCCACCGCGCCACTGCTCTGGCTGGTGAGCCCTGCTTGCGAACCAAATGCCACAGCATCGCCAGCTGTGTCTTTTATCACAGCACCATTTGTTAGTGTGATACTACCTGGCAATGTTAAACTGCCATCGTCACCAAATGTCCATTGTTTTGATGCTCCATCAGTATTGGTCCTGATGAGTATATTTGTTTGAGCGTATAACTCAGCAGATACCGACCCCATATACAATGCAGTAGTATCATCACTAGTACTTGTTAGATATGCAACGTTGGCGTAAGTAGTAAAGTCTAGTTTAGCATTTCCTAATCCACTAATCGGTCCTGGTACTGTTAACTCACCATCTTCCCCAAAATGCCATCTACGCAGAGTTGAATCTGCAAGGTTAATGTCGATGTTGATGTTGCCTTCACTGCGGATATCACCTTGAACATAGTTGATTGTGATATTGCCTTCTGCATCACTGGCAGTGGTAATACCTCCTGCACCCGTAAACTTGATGAGTTCGTTGTTGCTGATTACTCTCTGTGTGGAATCATCTCCTGCCACACTGAACGAGAATGCTTGGGCTGCGGTGGTCTGTGTTGTGCCGTCTGGGAATGTTATTGCCAGCGTAATGTTGTCTTCTTCTATGCCAAAGGTCCACCCATTAAATGCTACAAGAGGTTCGCTACCGTCACCTAGATCATTAGTAGCTCTTTGTCCGATCTTAAAGCTATTGTTGTCTAATTCAGTTAGGTATTCACTGATCAGTGTTGACTCACCCTCACCTAATGTATTGATAACTTGGAAGGAGCTGAGAATTCCGTTGGTGCTAACTTCAAATAGAGATTGACCTGTTAGTGACGGGCCACCTTCGCCAAGACTATTAGTAACTCCGTTTGTGATAACTGTCTTTGATTGAGATACTTCAAGTTGACTTCCGCTGCCCTCTTCATCACCGGCAACATAATTGCTAATTGTATTACCGGCAATCTTAAGAACACCGTTAGGGAATGTTAGATCCCCATCTTCACCGAACTGCCATCTGCGCAGAGTTGAATCTGCCAAGTTGATGTCAATGTTGATGTTGCCGTTGCTCTTGATATCACCTGGTATGGTCAAATCACCTGCCGTGTCAAACTCCCAAATCTTGTTAGTCGCATTGGGGGTGGTTATTTGTATTTTACCGTTAGTGGTAGTACGCACATTGTGATCGTCAGTGCCCAAGAAGATACTGGTTTCTGTTAAATCGCCTGTGGTCAAGTGTAGGTGATGATCACCTCCTACATATGAAGGTGCGTCACTGTTGATCAAACCTGATTCAACGCCTATACTTTCAGGATCGTAATTATCTTCTTCAGGTGATACACGAATAGTAAATTCGTAGTCATCACTGTCAACGAGAATACTAAAGTCACCGCCGCTGCCGTCTAATGTTACTGTACCAGAGTCTGGATCAGCGATGCCAGCACCTTCTGGGTAGATCCACCAGTATAGTGTTTGATCAGCATATGTATCTGAATAAACATAGAAAGTAAGAGTATCACCAACTTGAGCAGTATTGACATAATAATTTATTTCTATGCCGTTGTCAGTGTAGATATACGAGCCGCCGCCTTTAATTACTAACTTTTGGCTGGCTACCTCTGGGCTTGCTGGTGTAAGTTGAATAGTGGGATTGCTGGTAACAACGCCTTCTGAAATAACTCCGCCAGTTGGCAGTGTTAGGTCACCGTCCGCTCCAAACCGCCAATTGAATGTGCTGCTGTCCGGAGTGTCTATGGTGATGTCGATGTTGGTAGCGGATTTAATTCTACTGTCATCAGGCAGGATCAAGGTGCGGTCTGTGTTAAATGTCCAAGTTTGAGAGGGATCTTCAGCATTATCAACTAAGACTAGGTTGATTTCTTTGGTGTTGCCTTCATTCCATACACTGATATAAGAACCGTTTGCTGATTGAAGTTGCACCAGTCCATCACCTTCAATAGCCAGTTGATTTTCTGAAACGATAGCCTGTGCATTGACTTTGAAATTGCCAGTTGATTCTTGCACAACCGAATAAGCACCGTTGACCAGACTGGAAGGTATAGTTCCTGTGATAGTAATATTGCCTTCTGCATCACTGGCTGTGGTGACTCCGCCTGCACCTACAAACTTGATGACTTCATCTGCAGATATTAATCTCTGTGTTGAATCATCTGCAGCCACTGAAAACTGATATGTGCCGCCCAGGTTGGGCTTGTTGGTTAGGTCGTTGTAACTGCCGCTGAACAAAGTAGGTTTGTTGGTTAGGTCGTTGTAACTGGTGATACCTACACCATCTACGGGACTGGCATCAACCCAACTAGCATCATAATAAACATATGTTCTGCCCGATGCAGTGTCATACCATAGGTCGCCTAGACTAGGGTCTGCTGGAGCAGTTGAACTGGTAGTTACACTAGATCCTCCGCCACCTGTTACTAGACTGCCATCGACCAATAGATTGCCGCCGGCGTCTACAGATAATGCTATGCCACCTAGGAAAATTGTGTTGTTGCTGACATACAGACTGCGCCAAGGCAATGTTGAACTACCTAGATCGCCACCATTGGCCACACTAGGCAACATATCTCCGCCAACTGTTAAGTTACTGGTTATGGTGGTTGCTTGATCAATCACAACGGGTGTGCTGTCAGTGGTACTGATAGTACTACCAGTGAATTCAAACGCACCAATATTTAAATTAACATCCGCATTTATTCCCAGTGCTGTGTAAAGTTCTGTGAAGTTAGCATTGACTTTTTGGAACGCGGCTCGTAGGCTATCGCCTTTCTTGTCGTTAGCTGTGGTACCTACATTAATATTCTGTTTTGCCATTTTACGCTCCTATGCTCACGCGGTGTATTGCTAGTCGACTACTACTCGATATGTCAACAGGTCCACCACTGACTTGTCTTATAGCAACTCTAACAGCATCTCCTGCAGAGGCCGGCATTACAGTTGAGTAGTGTAGATAACTGCCAGTCCAAGAACCATTGAAAATTACAACCGCTTTAGTGACATCAAGGTTAGTATCTATAGTAAGAAAGCTACCCGGGTTTAATGTTACTGTGGTTGAGAAATATACTGACATGTTGATCTGATAGTAACCTGTGTATGGTACTGTAAATGTTCCAGTACTATACGAATTAGCAGTGTCAACTGTGTCAACAAACTGTATAAATGAGGCACTTGCTCCGTCGTTTACTGTCTGCGTAGTTGTTGTGGCAGCAATTACTGTAACAGGACTATAACTTTTTAGTACACTACCGTCACTGAATGTAATACCATTAGATACAGTAAGCTCGTTTTCTACATTGACATCGCTACTAAAAATTGTTTTAGGAGTAACAGTAATTGCTGAACTGTCTGCTGAATCAATCAATGATGTAAAAATATTTCCAGTAAACGTACCGCTAAGTGTGCCGCTTACTGATCCTAATGCGGAATTATACGTAACTTCTTTTGTACTAGAATCGTATTGTACAATGCCGCTTGTGCCAGTTTGATTTCTAACGGGATTAACATAGAAACCAGCCGCTGGTGCATCTAGTGTAAATCCAGATGCGTTAATTGCAATGGATCCTGAAACAGCTGACGGATACCCTGCTCCATTGCCTATAGAAATAGCGTAATCGCCTTGACCTGCACCTGCGGCGGCTCCGATAGCAACAGCACGATTCCCTTGATTAACATTGCCTGCACCAGAACCAATAGCAACAGCGTAGTCTCCTTGATTAAATCCACCTGCTACGATTCCGATAGCAACAGAGTCTAAACCTTGCAGTCCGTCGCCCCCTGCGCCTATACCTAGTGTTACTCTTGAATCTGATGTTCTTAATGTTGTGGCTTCTATATTACCGTAGATTGTGGCAGAGTTGCCATCTATGATCTGCGAACTATCATCTGCAAACACTGAACCTATAAAATTTCCTCTCAGTACACCGTTAGTAGCATCTACCAACATGGTAGAGTCATCTGCAAACACTGAACCTCTGATATCTAAATTGCTGTTTACACTGAATGTTAGTGTATCTGTTGCAGTGTCTTTGGTAATTGTTAGTCCGTTACCGGATATCAAATTCAGTGTATCTGAAATATTGTCAGCTGCCACTGGCTGTAAGGTAGCACCGTCTACAACAATAAATCTAAATGTTGGACTTGCTGGCGCCAAATTGGTAATGGTTACTATTCCTGTGCCATCACCAGTTACACCGATCTGACTAGCAGTTCCTACGATCTGTTTGACACCAAGATTGGTCAGGGTCACACTACCTGAAGCAGCACTTACTCCGATGCCACCTGCTGTGCCTGCCAAACTAGTAACGCCCAAATTGGTCAATGTCACTGTACCAGTTGCAGCACTGACTCCGATCTGCCCCACAGTACCTGCAAGGCCTATTACACCACTGTTGGCAATTGTTAGTGTGTCAGTAGTGGCATTGGTAGTCAATGTTATACCACTGTTGCCAGCTGCCACAGTCAGTGTATCTACCACACTGTCTGCCACAATATCCGACTGTCCTGCCACTGAGAAAGTTTTAAAAGCTGTGTTTGCAGGATCTATAATCAGTTGTCCGTTTATAGTGGTACCCGATGGCAGATTTAATACACCTGCTAGATTGGCAGTTATCTGAGCTGAGCAAGATATAAACTTGAACCAGCTAGATAAAGATCTCTCCAACGAGCTGTCGGGCTACCTAGATCATAAACTTCGCTAGCACTGGGCTTGATATCAGTGCTAAGACTGGTAAAGTCTAGTACTCCTC